TTACGCGCCGCCCGGAGCCGCGTAGCCGCCGACGAAAAACCAACCGAGAAAAACAACGGCGACGATAAAAATGGCCACCGGGAAAAGAATACCCAATCTCATGATGTTACCCCTGAAGCTAAAAATATGACCTGTCCTGCCACAAAACCATTAAGCCGCCGCATCGCAACAGCTTACCGGAAAACCTCGCTATCATACTGGATATCGCCGCCAGGTTTTAATCAATATTCAGAAAGGAATCCCGCCGCCGGGACTTTTTATCCTGATACATAGCGTCATCCGCAGCGCGCAGCGCACTTTCGACATCCAGAACCTGGGGATTTACCTCTGTGATGCCAAAACTGGCGCCAGGATAGTTAATTCGGTGTTCGCCAAGAAAGTAAACCCCACATAAGGCCTGCCGCAGGGTCGCAACAAAGGACTGTTGCTGCAGCGTGTCCAGTTCGGTGCCGACGACTAAAAACTCATCACCGCCGAGACGTCCCACCAGGTCTCCCTGGCGAATATGCGCCTTCAGCCGTTCGCCAATCTGGATCAAAAAGCTGTCCCCGCACTGATGACCAAAGCGATCGTTTATCGCTTTAAAATCGTCAAGGTCGATAAAGATCATCAGCAGATTGCGCTGCTGCTCGCGCTCGCGGGGAAACATTGACGACAGATGCTTAAACAGCGCCCGGCGATTGGCTAAACCGGTCAGCTCGTCGGTATAGGAGTGCATTTCCAGCGCGACGTTGGCGGCGCGAAGCTGATCAACCAGCGTCTCTTTCTCAACATAGTGAGAAATTAAGTTGGCAAACAGCGCCATCACCTGCTCGCCTTCGAGGTTATAGGGCTGCTTATTGCGGCTGGTTGCACATAATGTGCCGTACAGCGAGCCATCGGCGAGGCGCACGGGAATGCTGAAGAAGGTGATAATCCCCAGCCCCTGAGCGGCGATGCACGACGGCCAGCGGGTGTTGACATCGTTACTGAACTGGCAGTTATCATCGATTGCACGTTTACACAGCGACTCATTCCACGGCACCGAAAACCCTTCCGGGATCTGCATTTCGCTGCTGTTATGCGCATACAGCACCAGCTGGCGCTGCGCTTTTAAATCAATACGAGTCAGATAAGTTGACTCCATTCTGGTCACAAGCTCCAGCATCTCAAGCAGTTGCCTGACTAACATTTCGAGGGAATGTTCAGTGGCGAGCGTTTGCGAGACGCGAGCAAGAATAAAATCTGACATGAATGTACGGCTCCCGATCGCGGGTGGGGCCGTCAGTCATTTATGCTGGAAAACGGCTACCAACGAAGAGTAAACATAGATACAACAAATTTAACACATTAATGAAGGGAATACCTGCGATCGCAGCGGGGAAAAAAAGCCCCGTCGGGTGCGTTAGCCACCCCAGATACTACGGCTTTCAACGGTGCAATGCGGGGTTGCGCGGCACGCAAGACCATTGAAAGCCATATTTATCTACCTAAGTGTGGACATAATGTGGACATTTTCCGCATCAGCGCCACCTCTCAGCGGGTTAAGCGAGATTGCGTCCTGGAGGTATTCGGGCGCAAAGTGAGCGTAGGCCATAGTTTGCTCAATTCGCGCATGCCCAAGGATCCTCTGTAACGTAATGATGCTTCCCCCATTAATCATAAAGTGCGTCGCGAAACTGTGGCGTAGTGCATGCGTAGCCTGGCCGGTCGGAAGATCAGGTTTTACCTCCCTAAGTATCTGCCTGAAGTCAGAATACGACGCCTTACCAAATAACAACCCTCGCTTACCATCTGCTATGAGTTTTGCCACTTCCGCTGATACTGGAACAGTCCGCTGCTTGTTACTCTTGGTTTTAACGAACGTCACACGGTTCTGTATGATGTTTTCTGCCTTGAGTCGAGCCGCTTCACCCCAACGAGCACCTGTACTTAAACAGAGAACGGCTATCTTCTTGTTGTCGCCATCCAGTCTAAAGAGCAAGTGCTTGATTTCGTCCTGTGTCAGATAGCCTGTTTCGGGGACTTCTTCTTTCAACTTCTTCCGGCCTCTGATCGGATGTTCACCCGAGAACAACTCGGCCTCGATAAGTGCTGTGAACATGCCACTGATGCTGTTGAGGTCACGGTTAATAGTAGAAGCTTTAATGCCCTGACTTCTTCTTGCCGCGTAATACTGACTAATCAGCGCTTTCGTAATCTGAAAAGCACAAGGATCGTCGGTAATCCTGCAAAAAATATCTAACTTGTTGCGGTTTATCCGACCGTGCTCCTCATGCTTGCCTTTCAAATTCCACCAAAGCTGTATCAGTTCAGACAGATGCCGCTTATCCGTCGGTTTTGATAACCATTCTTTGGTGTGGTGGTTGAACTGAGTATGCTTCTCGAAAGCTACCGCTTCACTTTTCTTATCAAACTTCCTGCGGATACGCTTTCCATTGCGACCAGCAGGCCTGATGTCCACTTCATATCGACCATCATCGAGTTTCTTAATAGTCATAAGAAAACCCTCCGATGGGTGCGTTTGCCTTTAGGCCTCAACGCGTTGCAATAATGTGATGAATACTTTTCGACCAATAATAGACATTTGAAATGTATGTAAGACTGGTTAATTGTTAACCAGTCTTTTGGTCTGAGTGCTGCGAGGTTGTTAAGTCTTGCCCAAAGTGTGCGAGGGCCGGTGCGATTTGACCGGATTCAGGGGACACCTGATCGGTCATAAACCAAAGAGCGTATTTACAGAATCGGGGGTGTTGGAGAATTTTCATCGCTATGTCGGTAGGGGGTATGGTCCTTCCGCTTTCATAATATGTGAGTGAGCTGTAAGGAACTCCTGTAATTTCAGCAAATTGCTTTCTGTTAAGTCTCTCGGACTCGCGAATCAACGCAAGCTTCTCGCTAATAGCTGTTGACATGTTATCAAGATCCTCTAATATCTTCGGTATTCTCTACTGTTATTCGATATTCTCTAAAAACACTAAGGTACATTAGAGAACATTGAAGCCCATTGGTTAGATCTAGATAAGAGGTTATCAGATGAACAAAAAAAATGTCAGTAGCAGCGATGCCATCCCGTATCAGGAGTTTGCGAAAATTATTGGTAAAACTCCGGCAGCCGTAAGAGGAATGATCGAGAAAGGGAAGTTACCTGTAATCGAGATGACCGATCCCCAGTCAACTTCTGGCCGTGCGGGCGAGTACTGGGTTTACCTTCCAGCTTGGAACAACGGCATGAAGCTTGCTTATGAGAGCCGCCCGAAGGAAATCAGAGAGGGTTGGTTAATGTGGTTAGGACTGGGGGGGTGAGCATGACAACACTCACTGACTGCCCATCACTTGCCAGCCTGCTTACCCACGGCCAGCAAATCACACACCGACAACACCAACGCGGCTGGATTGAAACCCCGGATGGTCGTTTCTTTCAGCCAAAAGCTACCGATGTGCAATTTGTTAAAAATTGTCGCTTTCCGTTTATGTCGCGCCCGCGCAATAAGCGCCGCTGGTTTGCCCGTTTAATGGGCATCTTCGCTTAAGACTGTGGAGGTGGTTATGTTGATGGATGTAACCGGTAGACAACCTGGACGCCGCCAGTTTTTAGAACAGCGGGCCCGGCTGCAGGCCAGTTTAAATGCTGCCCGAGTAAACGACACGGCAACGCGCTTTAACCGCCTTGATGAAACACGCCGTAAAGTCGTTTTCATCCTTGCAAATGACGCGGCCAGCCGCGTAGCCGGTCTGCCGCAACTTACCCGTCACCATCTGAATTTAGCTTATGAGGATCTGAGCGAAGCGGAGCAAACCAGCCTGATGATGGGCATCAAACACCTTTCGGAGTTCGCAGCATCAATGCCCTGGGAATTCGAAGACTTCGCCGCGCCACGTGCAGAAAAACAGGCGCAACGCGATAAGCCGCCAGAGCCAGACAAACCAACCGACTAACAAATAAATACCCCTAAAAAGAATCAGGCGCTAACGCGTCGGGCTTCTTGCACCCTGGAGAAAGTAAAAATGATTCGTTCGCTTGTTAAATGGCCTGGCGGCAAAAGCCGTGTGATTCCCGATCTGCGTCTGGTTCTGCCAAAAGCTGATTGCCTTGTTGAGCCTTTTGTTGGGGGCGCTTCGGTTTTCCTCAATACCGATTATCGGCGCTATATTTTGGGCGATATCAACCCAGACTTAATCAATCTCTATCGCCAGGTGATGCGCTGGCCTGACGCGGTGATCGATGCTGCCCGCCCATTATTCAAGGTGTACGGCGACAAAGAAGGCTATAAGTGGATCCGGGATGATTTCAATGCCCGCGCCCGCGATTCTCTTTCATCGCGTGATGTTTTTGATAATGGCCCCGACGTCGGAAAGGTGCTGCGTGCAGCCCAGTTTCTTTACCTGAATCGCCACGGATATAACGGCGTTGTACGTTATAACCGCCAGGGCGGATACAACGTTCCTTTTGGTCAGCACAAAACCCCGCCTTATTTCCCGGAAGAACAGATTCGTTTGTTCTCTGAAAAAGCGAACGACACAAAAGCTATTTTCCTGTGCTGCCCGTTTCAGAGCACTCTGAAAGTTATGGTCGGTAGTGATGCAGTTATCTACTGCGATCCGCCATATATCCCAACAAGCGAAACAGCCAACTTTACCCAGTACCACACCGCGCCATTCGGCGAGAAAGAGCACCGTAAGTTAGCTGCCGCTTTGCTGGATGCCAACCGCCTGACGGGTGCGCCGGTAATCCTCTCCAATAGCGATATCCCAACCACACGCGAGATCTATCGCGGATTCACGTTCCAGGAAATCAGTGTCACCCGCTCTATAAGTGCAAAGGCTGATACAAGGGGAGCAGCCAAAGAAGTGATCGGCGTTCTCAAGGTCTGCGCCGGTTGTGGTCGTGCCGGTGGTGGGTATTGTCCTGATTGCGGCCCGGTAATGGGTGATGTGACTTACAAAAACATGTTTGTGGCTAATTGCTCTTTATGACAGAGATCCGGGGCCGTTGTACACCTTCACCGCCTCCACCGTATCCGGGTAGCGCGCCAGATGCTACCCGTTACGATTACGAATGGCAGAAGCCAAAAGCAGCCATTTTTGTTGATAAGACTCCCGCTGTTGATCTCGTTGAACTGGGTCAAGAGCAGGAGTTTTTCGCGTGGGTAAAACTCACGCTTTCGCCGCTACCTCGTTTCATTCGTCTGCGCCTGGCCTCCCGCATTGACAGTATTCACACCATGAAGGGCAGGCACATTGCCCGTCTGGCGCTGCGCGATATCATCCGAAGAGATCTTCCTCCCATCAACATGGTGAAGGAACAATATGCTATTGCGATGAGCGATGAGGCTAAATCTCAGGCGGAAACAGCATTCAAGGGGTTAAACCCGCTTTACCACACGTTCAATACCCTTCATGGTCTGGTCGAGCGCTTTAACCATCTGCCGGACTTTACACCAGAAGATATTGAGTTACTGGCGCAGGACATTGCTATCTATATGCGGTCTGTGTTGAGTGAAGTTCATGAAACGGTAGAGACACAAAGTGATCGTCGATATGCCGGATATGTCTACACCGAAGCGGCTGTCCTCGCGCGGCTTTTTTTTCTGACGCCGCCGAGCTGGGGGAAATATTGCCGGGGCAAGCTGTTTATTGATGAAGCCACTACCGGTATCAGCAAGATGCTGGATGATCGCTACTGGCACCGTAATTTAAAGAAATACGCCACGCGCTGGCGTGAACACCTGCATATTGCTTTTGGTGATGTGAAGCGGGGCGCTGCCCCCTATTGCAGTAAGCACCACGTTGATGAATGGGACGCAAGGCGTAAACGCAGCCGTGCAATCTTGGCTCGTCTTGAACTGGAAGACCAGGATACCAAAGAACGAATTTCACTCATTGAGCAAATCGACAAAAGCATTTCCAACCCTGCTTTGCGCCGCGTTGAGCTCATGACCCGTATCGGCGGCTTTGAGAAAGTCGCCACTGAAAGCGGCTATGCAGGCCAGTTTTTTACCCTGACAGCGCCATCCAAATACCACGCCTATACCGTGTTCGGTCATCGTAATGCCAAATGGAACGGTGCCAGCCCCAGAGCAACGCAGCGCTACCTTAATCGGGTATGGCAACAGATCCGGGCCGAGCTGGCCCGCCGTGAAATTCCTGTCTTTGGTTTGCGGGTGGCAGAGTCTCATCACGATGGGACGCCGCACTGGCATGGCCTTTTGTTTACTTTGCCGGAACATTCCGCCGAGTTGCTGGAAGTGATGGAGGACTACGCTACCCGTGAGGATTCGGAAGAGTTACAGGGCAAGCATGGCAACCAGCCGCGTTTTGATATGAAGCCAATCGATCAGGAAATCGGCAGCGCCACCGGCTATGTAGTGAAGTACATCAGTAAGAATATTGATGGTTATGCGCTTGACGGTGAAACCGACGACGAAAGCGGCAGACCGCTGAAAGAAACCTCAAGGCACGCTACCGCCTGGGCATCTTGCTGGGGCATCCGTCAGTTTCAGTTTCTGGGCGGCGCGCCGGTATCTGTCTGGCGTGAGCTGCGCCGGTTCAGAAATCAGGAGCAGGCCGACAAGATAAACCCACTTTTTGCCGAGCTGCACCGCGCTGCGGATGCTGGCGACTGGCAGCAATACACCCAGTTACAGGGGGGCGCGCTGGTTGCCCGTCGCGATCTACCGTTGCGTATCTGGTACCAGCAGAAAGAAGAGCCGAATGATTACGGTGAATATCTGGATCTTATCAAAGGTCTTGTGATGCCGGCCGTTCGCATTCCGCCAATTGAAACCCGCCTGCATACTTACCGCATCGTGCGTAAGAAACCGGAAATTTTCGACGACTCCGGGCAGGCCGTTGATTTTGATTTTGACCTTCGGGGCGCGTCTGCGCCCTCTAGGACTCGTGTCATTAACTGTACTGAGGTTAAAAAACATACAGATTGCGAGGGGGATAAATCGCCCCCGGATGAGCCTGAACAATACGAAATCGGACAAATGGCCCGTGAAAAGAAAAAACGGTTCAACGAAACCCTGAGAAACTACAAACCGGAACGGCAAAAATCTCCTGCAGATGTTTTTGAGTCGCTTGCCTGTGCCATTACCTCTTCGGATTTTGATGAAGCTGATCAGGCACGTGCTGAAAGTTATATGAAAGTGGCTGCAGCTATCCGCAAAGAAGCACCAGTCCGTAAAAACAGTACCGCCAAGCCTTTGCCATTGACGGAGCCGCTTAAATATCAGCTTTCAGCCTGGGGCATAAAATCGGAACTCGATATCCATGTTCTGCGTTGCGGTGCGGCGTTGTGTTTTGGTAATCAGTTGATCTATCTGAAAGGGGGTTATCTGGCAGAAAAAGCCAGAGCATCTTATTGCAGGGCAAAGCATTGTAACGCTGAGTTAACCCAAGAAGATAAAGCCTACGGTAATGAGGGATTATGCCTTACATGTACGGCAAAATTGATCGGCGCGGGGGCTATCGAACAGCGCAGAATTGAAGCTGAACAGAAGCATAAGGCTGAAAGGCGACTGGAAAACGATGCACTTCTGGGCAGGCTTAAGGTTGCGCTTATCAATCAAGGCCGAAACAGGAAAGGAGCGTGATACTGATTTCTTCGTGGCAATCGGTATGCCTTGCGTAACTTGTTATGCCAGGCATACCGATTTTGCGGGGCGGGCGGCAAAGAGCCCGCAAAAAAGTAACTCCAATCAAAAGCCGTTCGGGGTTCATTTCAGACTGCCGGTTTTTTTAAGCAGTCTGACTACTCAGTAAATCCAGGGCGAATTGCTTTTCTTCTGGCTTCAGCCGGTCAATCAGGAATTTAACCAGCTTATTCCCCGTCAGTCCGCTGGGGCTCAAAGTATGAGAAAACTGGGCATTAAAAACAAATGTATGACCGCATTCAACCTCAGTGCACGCGCAATACAAATCAGCCAGTTTTTTGTCTTTCCAGTCAGATTTACGAATGATGGCCGGTGAGCCGCATTCCGGGCATTTAATTTTAAAAACTCGCATGTTCACCATCCCGCACGCCATTGATAACAATGGAGGGGATTTTAACTTAATTACGCTCATTTTTCGCCCTGTCCGTTATCGTTGCTGGGCTCTTTCAGGTCAAATTTTAAATGCAGATGTTCGGGGATCTCCGGGTCGCTGGTGATGGCGGTCATGATTTTGCGCTGCAGCGGTATCACTTCATCTTTGCCGTAGGTTGTCCGCGCTGTTTCCGGGTTACCCATTACCGCGCCGTTCGTCGGGATGATCCCCGCCAGGCCCGCCGGGAAGCGGTGAGCGGTGAGAATGTCCTGGGCAGTGATGCTTTTTACGTTGGCATATTCGTCCTTTGCAGAAACTTCACCGATTGGGATGAGTTTCACCCCCTCCGGGTCACCTTTCGGAATGCTGATAAACATGTTTGTGAAGTTGCCAACGCCTTTTGACTGCTCAATTTTTTCCTTAATCTCCTGTTCCACCTCACTGGTGATATTGGGATCATTAGCATAAAGAATAAAACCCATATGCGCGCCGTTGTGGTAGTAGCGACGGCGAAAAATAGTCGCTTCACTGTTAAGTAACACGGAATGGATACCCCCGATATAGTCCGGCAGGCCATAAACCTGCTGGCGTGGATCGTACATTTTGAGAAAAATAATATCTTCGGGTGAGTAAATCAGCGGCTCACCTTCCTGCAGAATCACGAAATCATCATTTTTACGGCGGCGCAGGTACAGCGACGGCAGGGGCATCAGGTCAATCACCTTGCCGAAAACATTCCTGACTTTGAGTAAGGGCACGTCGCCGAACAGCAGATAATCAAACATCGCCGCTTCCAGTTCATCGGTTGACAGCCCGCCGCCCAGATAGCCGCTGACTATCATGTTGCGGCGGGCATAAAGAACGCCACCGTGCTGGCCGTTGAGGTTGGGAAGTTGCGAAAGCGCCAGGCGGTCGATAGGTAAGCGCCAGTGATCGCTCTCATTGTCGTACCAGATATTGTGATAATCGGTGCCGGTCGTCAGTATTGGCTCAGGCTCTCCGAAAGTGATCACGCTACCGCGCCCCGGTGCCGGGGTGAATTTCTTGTCTGCGCCCGGCTGCTGGCGCTTCTGGCATTGAATGCGTCGGTTCTTTTTCATGCGGCTTTTCCAAAGGCCCAGGTGCTGGGGCGTTCATATTCATAATCAAGGGGTTCATTTATCACCGCGTGTGCGATGGCAAAGAACACATCAGCATGGCCGGTTGTTTCTGAGCGTTCGGCGACAAACGTCATTGCGTTACCGCTGGCGGTAGTGGTGCGGCGTATCGCCATAAAACTCGGGATAATCTCTGCGCGTTCTTTGCTGACCTCATCCTGGGCGTCTTTGCTCCATTCGATGCGCTGGCGCTCCACGGTATCGATCATCTTGAGTACGAGGCGTGATTTACTTTCCACGCTGTACAAAATTGGCGTGGCTTCCCGTGGTGCAAATTTGGTTACCAGGTCATACACGCCGCGACCAATGCCGGTTACATCAATGCCGACATAAGTCATGTTGTAGCGTCGCATCAGCTGCTTGATCTGTTCGGCCTGCCAGCTGAAGTTAAGTCCCTGCCAGTGGTAAACTGCCAGCACCCGGAAGCGCTCAGCTTCATACATTGGCGGGGCCACAATCACAAACGTGGAGTTGTCGCCGGAACGGGACGGATCAAAGCCGCCCCAGACCTCACGGTTACCAAACGGGCGCGCAGCGGTGGGGTCAAAATCCTGCCAGATACCCGCTTCCACTTCGCAGCGGCTGAGCTCTGAGAATTTGAAAACGGCGTCTTTGCTGTCGACGAATTCGCACATGTAGAGCATGGCGAACGCGGTGGTGCTGTATTTATTACGCAGTCGCTCGATATCGACCAGCACCCCCAGACCGCCCGCGATAGCATCTTCCATCGTGATGATGTAGCGCCAGATCCCGTCCGGGCATAGTCGTCCGCCGTCGCGCAGTTCGCTGACCTTCGGGAAGACCACGGCTTTGCGTTTCGGGTCATCACCCCGCCAGGCGTCGCCAGTCCATACCGGGTATGCCTGGTGTGTTTTGGCGCTGGGTGTTGAAAGATAGGTGGTGCGAAACTTGTTATGCGTCGCCATTGCGGAAGCGACTTCATGCAGCCGGGTGAATTTCGGGATCCAGAAAACCTCATCGCCATACAGGTGGCCGTTGAAGCCCTGCGAGGTGTTGGCATTGGTGGACAGAAAGCGCAAGACCGCGCCGTTGCTCAGGCGAATATCTTTTCCGGTCAGCGTCACACCAAAATGTTTTTGTGCTATCTGGACAATGTATTCACGGAAAATTTCAGCCTGATTGCGGGACGCTGAGAAGAAAACCTGATTGTCACCGGTTAACACAGCATCCTCGAAGGCTTCCCATGCACAATAGTAGGTGAAGCCGACCTGACGACTTTTCAGCAGGAAGCGGAAATCCTGTTCCTTATTGGCCCGGCAATGCAGCTGATAATCAAACAGGTGTTCGCGGGCAGTGGCATCCAGCATTTCCGCCGTAATACCTGACACATCATTTTTCTTATAACGTCGCTTGCCACCGTCGCCCGGTTCACCTTCCACACCACCGCCGTGGAAGGTCGCCACATTGCGCGCCTGAATTTCTGCCATCTTTTCGGCGTGCTTGTTGCGCTGGGCCATCAGCTTGACGTGCTGCGCCACCAGGTCGCGCATTTCTTCCAGTTCAAGCGCTGTTTTCTTTTCACGGCGTGACAGCTGATCAATACGCCGCGCCAGTGATTCTTCCACCGACTCCAGCGGCATCAGGGATGCCCACTGCCCTTTATCAGACCAATGGTAAATAGTGCGCTCAGGAATGGATAATTCCCGCGCTATATCTTTCGGCGTCCAGCGCTTAATAAAAAGGGCGCGTGCGGCGTCTTTTGTTTCATCGGAATATTTTGCCATTGCGTTATTATGCAGAGCGCTTTAATGAAAAATGATAACTAAATATCGGATTTGTTAGGTTAAGGATATATAACCGAATGCTTCAGAATTAAAGCGGGTGAAGATATTAATAAAAGTGGCAATACTGAAAATCCAGATAAAACAATAACCCTGTTTAAAGGCCGATTATGCCGCAAACCAATATCACAACAGACTGGATTTGTATTGCCACCTCCGGGCAAACCGTTGATGGTCGTATCATCGAGCCTCAGTGGTTGCACGATGCGGCTGATACCTACAGCCGTAACACCTACACGGCTATGATTTGGCCGCATCATCCCCAGTTTGAACTCGGCGAACGTGAATTCACCTGTAATCTGGGCGAAGTTGACGCGCTGAAAGTCGAAGAGGTTGAGGGTAAAACAAAACTCTACGCGAAATTAATCCCTAACCAGTTTCTGATCGAAGCCAACCGAATGGGGCAGAAGTTATTTACTTCTGCTGAATTCTGGGAGGATTTCGGCGGGAGCGGACGGGAATATTTATTTGGTCTTGCCGTGACGGATATTCCCGCCAGCCTCGGAACTGAAAAAATCACACTTGTATTTGACGGTGAACAATATAACGCCGCGCGCGGGAATATTGAGACATTCAGCCTGGGGAAAATGAAAAATAACAAGCCGTCCGTGTGGGGGCGGCTATTTTCAACCCGCAAAAATAAAGTCTTTGCGGCAGACGACACCCAACAGCCCCCGCAGGGCGAGGATGAAAACAAGATGGAAGAGTTACGCGATCTTATTGAAAAAATGCTCACGCGCATTCAGGCACTGGAGGACGCTGCCACCGGTACCACTACCGATAGCCAGGATGAAGCCGCTGCAGAGGTGGGGGATCTGGCGGAAGAAATCGCTGAGGTGGCCGATGAAGTGGCCGCGCTGGCTGATGATGTAGCCGAGAACCCGGAAGACGAAGTTCTGGCGGAAGAGTTCAGCGCCGCTAAAGCCAAAATGGCCGCATTAACCCGACGGTTCAACGCCCAGGGCTCCACTGACAAAGGATCGCGCCGCGCCAGCCGTCGTAAGGGTAAACGCACCACGAATCTGGCCGCGCAAAACAAAGGCAGTAACGATGCCGGGCTGGCTGAGCTGAAAAGCGACATGAACGAAATCCTGAAAAAGTTCAACGCGCTTGAGAATCAGCCCGCAACCCGTTTGCCGGGAAAAGCGCCAGGCGGCTCAAAAGCACCGTTTGAGTTTCTTTAATCGGCCAGCCATTTTCTGATACGGAATAAAACACATGTTATTGACCCCAAAAGCTGAAGCGCTGATCCGCAAATATGTTGCGGGCCTGGCGACTTCTTATGGTGTACCGGATACCTCGCGTTTTTTTGCTCTGACAGATCCGCGTGATATTCAGCTGCGCAATGCGTTGCTGCAGCAATCTGAATTTTTGCAGTTAATCAATGCCCAGACCGTCGAGCAGGTACAGGGGCAGGTGGTCGCCACCGGTAACCCTGGGCTGTTTACTGGTCGTAAAAAAGATGGCCGTTTCTCCCGCAAAATGGGAAACAGCGGCAACGAATACAAACTTGCTGAAACGGATTCAGGCTCTTATCTGGATTACGCCACGCTGGTTACGTGGGCGAATGCAGGCTCTGAAGATGAGTTTTTCCAGCGCATTCAGGCGTTCAGCAATGAGTCTTTCGCCCTCGATATTCTGCGTATTGCATTTAACGGTACCCACGTTGCCGAAGATAACGCCGATTATACCGATACTCCAATCCCTCATTTCACTCACAGCGGAAGCGGTTATCAGCTGCTGGCTAATCTGGGCCGTGCCTTCAGCATATCGGATTACACCTGGTTTCAGTTACCTGATGGCACCATCTATGCCGGTAGCTATGCACATTCCCGTTTCGCAGACGCTCCGGTTGAGATCCCGATCGAATTTATTCAGAGCGCTGCAGCCGGGAACAGCATCACACTGCCAGTTATACCCGCTATTCGTCCGGGTGTAGTCGTTAACGGGCAGCGTATCACCCAGGTGCGTATCCAGGACGATGAAATGACACTGACCTGGACGCCGCTTAACAGCGAGGGTAAACCGGCACAAAAAAGCCCGGAGCAACGCCAGATAGACAAAATTTATCCTGAGCTCAGCGCCGGGTTACATCTGCCACGTCTGGCGCGTGTGATGGGGCCAAGTGACAGCGCCGCTCTGGGTGACCAGGCGGATCCTTTTCGCCCACGCTATGCGGTGAACCTTCAGCTTCTTGACGAGAACGGCGAAGCGGCCAGAAATACACCCGTTTACAGTGCGGTACCTTTGCCGGTGCCGATGGCCGGGGCCGAAGGAGGGTTATTTCAGTACCCACCGGAAGGGGCGCTGGTTGAAATTGGTTTTGCCGATGGCAGACCTGATAAGCCCCTGATACGTCAGACATTGCCAGAAGGCCAGGCGTTGCCTGATATCAAACCCGGTGAACAGCTTCAACAGCAGCGCGCCGGGGTGAGCCAGCGCGTAACGCAGGCGGGATCGTGGCAAAGAGAAACTGACCAGGCGATTGAAGAGACAAGCAGCCTGCGTAAGGTCAGCAGTGAACAGGAGAGCCGAACTGTAACCGAACGCACAACGGTTGTTAAAGCGAACGACACCGCAACCGTGTTGGGTACAGCTAAACTCATGGCCGGTGCTGTGGTGCAGCTGGCCGATGGAGATTACACCGCTGGCGCAACCGGCAACATAGTCAGCCACTGCGGCAAAGACAGATCCGCCAGTGTTGGCCAGAATGACAATCTGGCGGTGGGCGGCTCGCTTACAGAGAAAATCCAGGGCATACGGCGCAGTGTGGCGGCTGCTCAGGAATTGCTCGCACCCTCCATCTGGCTGGGGAGTGAAGAAGTGAACGTGTTAAGCCTGCTGACTGATACGCTGGACGTGCTGCGGCAACTGGCCGAACAGACAGCACAGCACACCCACAGTAATACAGATAAGCCAATTAATAGCCAAGCTATTGCAGATGCGGCTGCTAAAACAGAAGAATTGAATAAGAAATATGCTCCTTTCATAAGCTGAAGGTAAACAGATAACTTCAGATTTAAACACAATGATCCGCCTTCACTTTCGATGGCTCGTTAAATAAAATCATAAAAATCAGTATGTTATAAATGATTGTGGTGACGAGTTGTTCATCAAAAAAATGATTTATTATATTGTATCATTTACAGTAAACTGGTGGCTAAAAGTTAACATTACTCAAGAATAAGGAGCTAAAGTGGTTACACTCAAGCATAATCTAGACGAACTTCAACAAGTTGCAAAAGAACGTACTGTAAAAACCCAAACTATTGAGTACGATCTTGAAACTCTTGTAAAAAAAATCAAAAAAAATGTTATAAAACTAAATCCTGAATATCAGCGAAAACATCGTTGGGATAATGAAAGTTCTTCGAGGCTAATTGAAAGCTTAATTCTCAATATCCCTATTCCATTTGTTTATATATCTCAAGATGTAGATGTTGATGAAGAGATTGATACGGAGTTATCTCGATTTTCTGTTATCGATGGGCAGCAACGGTTGACTGCTATATACAATTTTTTTAATAACGAATACCAGTTGGAAGGATTGGAAGTATTAGATAAGTTGAATGGATCTTATTATAAAGACTTGCCGTCATTTCTGATTCGTCGTCTTGAGGAAAGAAGTATTCGTTGTTTGCGAATAGATTCAACAGTTGACCCTCAAGTAAAGTATGATATTTTTGAACGCCTTAACTCTGGGGCCGTTAAGTTAGAATCTCAAGAATTAAGGAATGCTACTTGTCGAGGTCCTTTCAAAGATTTAGTAAAAAAACTTGTTTGTAACTCTGATTTCCTTTTGACATGTAAATTAACGCCTGATAGTAAAAGAGTGAAAAAAATGGAAGATGAAGAACTTGTTCTTCGATTTTTTGCTATAAATCACAAAGAAGGCCATGCCAGTTATAAAGGTAAGTTTAAACAGTTTCTTACTAAAAAGATGAGTGATTTTAACGAGCTTGATGCTGTCGAGCTCCAAGCTATGGAACATACTTTCGTACAGACCTTTCATAAAATTGCAACGTCAGGATTGGCACTACCTTTTGCAAAGTATCGCATTACCGGTGATAATATCAAAAAAATGTCTGATTTTAATGCTGCGGTATTCGATGCGATTACTCATTTGTTTTTGCTCAGCATTAATAAAGGAAAGGCTATAAACCCCGAAGAAATTATTTCAATGTTTAGTGATTCTGATTTTTTCTCTGCCTGCGAAGGTAGTGTCAATGATGTCTCTAAATTAAACACAAGGATTGCTAAAGCGAAGGGAATGCTCTAATGGCAACGTTCATTGCAGATTATCTTGATACTGTAGATCTACAATGGAAAGAAATCGATATATTAACGCATGAGGCTATGAGAGTAGAATCTTCTAATGCCGCATTATATAACGCTCTTTGTCGGTCAATAACGATTCTTATTGTTGCACACATGGAAGGGTTTATTAAAGGGGCATCAAAAAATATTATAAGTGATTACTCGTCAATGGAGTTTAAAAAACTACCCACTGCAGTTAAAATTACATACTGTAAAAAACATCTGGGTTTTGATGAGAATGCATTTTCCGATTACCATATGCGCATTAAAACCCTTATTTCTGATTTAGAATGCTCGACCGATTTTAAGATAACTCATGAGGCATTTACCTTAGATAAAAATAGAAATCCTAAGCCAGACACACTTGATCTAATCGCTTCTCGCTTTGGCGTTTCAGATATATTCAAAAACCTCAATGAATCTCTTTTTGATGAGGTATTCTCTATGACCTCACCACGCATTAAACGTGTGCTTCCAGTAGTTTCAAAAAAAATAAAAAGGATGGTATCGACGTTTCCATACTGTGTAAAAAAGCACCCGTATGGAACTAAACCAAAAAAATATAATGGGAGAACTCTCTGGCAAACCTTTCTTGATGATTTGAATATGAAAAGACATGCAATTGTGCATGGTAATGATTTTGGAAATATAAATGACATCAGCACATTGGTAGAACTCAAAGATAAGGTTATGATGTTGCAGTTTGCATTTCTCTTGATAATTTGTTCTGAACTGTGTAATTAATAACATAAAGCGGCAGAAATCCTGCCGCTTTAATAGGAAAGAAAAAGTCACAAGGTAATTCAACACGTTAAAGAAATTTTCTATTATGCTGCATGATTTTTTAGTGTATCACATGTTGTTTTAAGTTTATTATCTCTTTCACATGTTCCTTTCAATCTAATTATATCCTACCGACTGAACATTAATTTTTATTGTAAAAAATATCTAAGATAAATAGTTATTAATATCTCAGTTTAATCAGTAAGATCTGGCGTGACAGAAATTCCTATACGTAAAGGCTTATTGCACGTAAAAGGCGCTACACCGCACCCGCCTGCACTATTTGGATCATAAAAATTTTGCAAAAGATTTTTCGTGCAAAGCACACCGCTAGGCACCGCCTGGGCTGGGTTTTTTCGGTCGTACTGTTTTGCATTCAACGCAAGATTTTGCAGAACTTTGCAAAAATGTTCGTCGTTATTACGCCTAACTAATTGTATAAGATGATGTTTTTAAAAGGATCATTTTATCTTACGTGAGGATCAAGCACAGTTGACTGTATCAAATTGGATTTTGAGGTTAAATGCATGAAGCCTTGAACTGCGCTGGCTGGCGGCTGATTTGCTTAAAACGGAGTATTGCAAAACCTTGCGGGCTTTAGTGAGCAAAGATTCAACAGGTTTGCGCAAAATTGCCCCGCAATAATACGGGGCTATGTTATCTTTCGCGAATACTCTTTCGATATGTGGTCGATATGTGGACACTTTTGAAATAAATCCTTTTATTTCAATTTATTAAATCCCAAAAAAAAGCCCCGTCGGGGGCGACGGGGAAAACTCATTGATTATGGAATGATCTGTTCTCTGGTCAGTTCGAGAACAAGCGCTACTCTACGCGGCAAAAGTGTAGTTAAAATGGAGAAACCATGAAGAATCAGGGCAAATACGTGCTCTGTGCAAAGAAGGAGCAGAAATGAAGTGGATGATAATGCTGCTGCCGCTGGCCCTGGCCGGCTGCGCGAAGCAGCCGCAGCCGCAGGATGCGCCGCCGCCGCCGAAGTCTATCGGCATGGCGAACCCGGCCTCGGTTTACTGCGGTCAGAAGGGCGGTAAGTTGATACCGGTTCAGACGCCGCAGGGCGTGCGCAGCGACTGTAAACTGCCCGGCGGGGAAACCCTCGATGAATGGGAGCTGTGGCGCCGGGATCACCCCGCTAAGGCGTAG